TGCTTGCTTGTTTGGTCGTGAACAGTAATCATTAGCAATTTCATCATTCGGAAAATACTTTGGAAAGATTTTACGCAAGGTTGCAGGTTTGTAATTTAGGTTCTCTTTTAGTGCAGTAAATCCACCAGACTCATGTGAACACTGTGCTATAAAAGCAGCCATTCTCTGAGGTGTATTGATTTCATAATCAGGCAATAAAATTGACAATGCGTGATGCCAATGGTCAACATATGGGTTTTTAGGAAGTAATTGTTTTAGTTGTTCTTTGGTCAGTTCCATTATTTTACACTTTCATAAATGTGTTTTTGTATTTGATACCATTCAATCCATGCATCATTTTTCACAGCACACTCATAATAAGTAGTATAATTAATTGTAACAGTTTTGCTTACATCACTCAATTTTACATCTTCACCCAATTTTTGTAACTGGGGACATTTTTGTAATAATTTATCTGGCACTTCAGGAAACTTCATTGTAACAGGAACAGTAGTTGAACAACCAGTTGCTAAAAAAGCAAGTAGTATGAAAATTACTAGTATGAATAATTTAATTGGATTCATTTTTCTTCAGAAAGTTTATTTACTTTAGTAACATAATTAATTGTATCTTTTGATGCCGTTGATCCGGGTTTTCTCATTAAACCTTTTTCTTTTTCTTCACGTTTTTTGGCTTTTGCAATTTTATCTAAATTAACTTGTGATATTTTACCCCAAGGACCGTAACCTTCTCGGTGCATAACAAATTTAGTACTACCAGTCTTCTGTGTTGGAGTTGATTGTGCTGATGCTGCACGAATAGCAGCATAGTCAAGTGGCTTCTTTTTTTCTTCTGGTGATTTATGTGAAATGAACTGTTTGAAGGTTTTCATTTAGGTGCCTCAACTGCATCATTATGTGCCTTGATAAACTCTTTTGGAATTTCACAGATACCACCTGGTGCAAATTTTGTGTCATACTTGACCACTTCTCTATCTACATATTTAACAATGTCTTCACCTCTGGTTCTGACTATCTGTACCTTGTTTACCACTCTTTCAACAATCTTAATATTTTCTTCTTTTGATTGTGTTTCAGCAACAGCAACTTTGGCTTCCATTTCTTTTACTCTTGTTTCCCATACGTCATTATCATATATCGCACCTGACATAAAAGTTCCAATGGCAATCGATGCAATTGAACCAAGTTGTATAGGTGTTTTGTAAATGTAAAGAAAAGGAATGAAACTAAGGAATCTAATGAAATATGATGCGGCCACACCAAAAACGCCGGCTAATAAGACGGCGTAGAAAATCCAATTAGGTAACCATTGCAGTATCCACATATTACATCTTCGGTTGACTGCGTTTAGTAAATGACATTACTGGATTTCTTTTCTTAGAAACACCTGGTTCTCCACCAGCGCCACCTGAACCAGCAATGTTTCCACCGCTGACACTGTTTGCTGGTGCAGCTGCCATACCATCTTCTTTTACACAGCTGTTATCGGAGTATGCTTTTTTACCTGGAACAGGTTTGTAACCAGTCCAACATCTACCCTTTTCTGTGATATATTCTTGAAATGTTTTCATCAGCAATTCCACTTACGTAAAGATTTATTAATACGAGAATCCGGATCATTAGCAGTTTTTGCTGATGTTAATCTTTTCTTCATACCAGACATTCTAGCACAGAATGACTTACGGCGATTTGCTGCAGCTGAACCTGCTTTTAATTTTGATGGTTTGGTTGTGACAGCTGTCTTTAGTTTTGAACCAGGATTTTCTCTACGATAAGAATCAACACCCTTTTGATTCAAACCACCAGATTCACTTTTGCCTTCTTTGCGTTGCCATGCAGCAGTTTCTTCTAAGTCAACTTCTTCATTTTTACTAGACATATAACCAGCAGCAGTTTCAATATAGTCTGCGGCTAATGTTACTTTAGATTGCACCCAAGCAGGTACCTGCATATTTGGATCCTTGACAACTTCACGCATCATGTTAATGGAACGTTCTATTTGATCCAGTTGATTCATAATCATACTGCCTTCATCATCCATCTCTTTACCCATGGCGATGGCAATATGGTTTTCGTCTATTTCAACTTCTTCTGGAACACAATTAGGAACGGTTCTACCGTTTTTCTTTTTTGTTCCGACAGCAGTGTATCCAGTCCAACAAGCCTTCTTTAGGTCACCAGTTGGTTCTTTAACTTCGTTGATGTATTCGTTGAATTTTTTCATATGTTTCTTAATATCTCTGCGACATTCATATCTAGTGGTAAATCGGATGATGATATAGTTTTTCCATTAATTCCATAAACAAAGTCAGGCATAATGTCAAGGTAATCTAAAAATGTTTTTAGAATATCATAATCACGTTCATCAGTCTTATAGAACAATATTCTTGCCGTTGCTTCTGGACCAAAAACATTATTCAATAAAATGATATGGTTTATAATTAATCGTTCTTTGAGGGATTTTGTGACCTTATATCTACGAAATAACCTTTTCAGGTATTTTGTTCTTTTAATATCTCCCTCAAATTCCGACATAATGCAATGTGGTGATGTATAGCATTTTGCAGCATACATCATAAAATTATCTTCATTCAATTCATCGAACATATTAAATGGGGGCCGAAGCCCCTTTTGTTAAGCGTCAGGTAAAGTAATATCGTCTGAACCATCACCTTTAACTTCAGAGATGGCAACTAACGTTTCGTATTGAACACGACCAGCACGGCCACCTGAACCAACTGTTTTTATATTCCAACCAATGTGTGTTGCATGTTCTGCACCGCTTGCACCTTGACTTAAACCACGGCTTGCAACAGCAGTAGCACGTACACCACCAACAATATCAAAGTATTGAGTTGCAGCACCTTGTGTTGTAAGGTCAATAACAACGTTGTTAGCTGCATCAGCGGCAGTTGCTGCTAATGAGAAACGATTGGCATCAACAGGCACAACATAATATGTGTTTGCATTTGTAATACCACCAATATTTGCGGAACCATTCCAGTTATAAACTAGAGCAGCACTATTTGCTTGGCCGTGTGCAGTATACATTATTACGTTGTTTGCAACAATAACTTGAGCTATTGGAATAACTAAATTAGGTTGGCCAATTGTAACTACAGGATCGGATGTATATCCAGAACCAACGTTTGTTACAGTGATATTGGAAATTTTACCCCCAGCAATAGAAGCAGTTGCTGCAGCAGATGTACCGCCGCCGCCTGATAATGTAATACCAGGCACTGCAACATATCCGGATCCTTGATTCGACAATGAGATATCCACTACATTATCACCACCAGCAGTGGTTTCTGTAGCATCTACCATGAATAATCCAACAGTCATACCTTGTGTATATGCCTGGAATTGTGTATTACCATACAACAGTGCAACGTTTGCTGCTGTTGGTGCGGATGCAACTGGCGCATTTGTTGTTTGTACTGTCTCAACAGCCCAATATGGTGCATTAGCTGCGTTATCGTTATTTCCCCAAGATGACATGTTATTCTCCTTTTAACCGTGGGTTATATTTACTATTTATCTTTTTCCAGAAATTGGTTTACGCATCTTCATCATAGGGTCGATTTCGATGGTATCTCTTTTTTCACCAGTCAAGGTAGTACCGCCTGTTAATACGGCTGCGGCTTGCGGTTCTTCCAAATCAGCACTAACTTGTTGCATCTTTGGTTTTTTACCATATGTTGCAACAGATTTGTCTTCCTTTTCATGGTCGTAAGTTTCCTCTTTCATACCTTTCTTTTTGTAAAGGTTTTTAATGATTCGAGCAGACTTAGACATTTGAATCAACTTTTTATTCTTTGGTTGTTCAACATCATCGGGACTATTTGCACAATCACCAGGCATTGATGAAGCGGCTTGCGGATCCTGATAGTTTTCATTCTTAGGTGTACCGTCAGCCTTCTTATGTGACTTATAACCTTTGTTCTTCATGGACCATGCAAGAGCCCAAGGATTATCAATACCTTTGTACTTTTTCATTGCTTTGACAGTACCTTCGAAACCTGGAGGTGCAACTTCTTGCACTTGCTCAGTTTCTTCTTTATTCAAAGACTTCTTAATATCAGCAGTTGTCTTGTCAATCTGTTTACCGGTGGCTTTCATAACATTAGACCAGCGATTTGTAGATTTTCTATATTCACCTTTTGATGATAGTTCGTCAGCAGACTTCTTAGCCTTTTCTTTGTAACTATCCAAAGTTGCACTACTGATTTCAGAAATGACATTAGTATCAGCTGAATATTGAACAGAATCACCAGTGTATTCACCTGGTTTCTTAGATGCATAGTATGCTTGTGGTGAACTCATACTGCTGGCTGGATGGTGTACTGGTTTTTGTGGACCAGAATTGGCCTTCTTCATTTCGGCTGATGTTCTATCACCAAGTCGTTTTAATCCACGATTACGAGCATCAAGTTTTGTTTTTGCTGTTTTGTCTTTACCCATACTGGACATGACTTTAACAGCAGCATCTTGTCTACTCTTAATTGCAGCTTTGTGATAACCAGTAGTTGTTATTTCAACAATCTGTTCCACTTCTTCTTCTGCATATTCTTCTTTGACAATTTTACCATATTCATTCATGGTCAATGTGCCTTTACCACGAATGTTCAATAGTCTCTCAACCATCTTGTGTAAGTTGATATCAGTCTTCAAATCTTCTCTAGTAAATTCCAAAACACGAATCAATAAAGGAATGTCAAAAGTAATAGTATCTTTTCTGTCAACTGCTTCTGACATATGGTCTCTTTTCCATTTGATGAATTGTCCCATCTTGGAATGTGCAACCTTTTGGTCTTTAGAAACATGTTTTGGATTGATACCTCTAGAAGTCAAATATTGATCCAAAGCAGCATCTTCCGCAATATTAGCTTTTGCGGACCATGGATCCCAAGGATTAGTTCCGAAAGAAGGCTTTTCTGCACCCCCCCTTTTAACTATAGATTTTAATGTTTGTGCTTTGCTCATTATTGTGCCTTATTTGTTCATCATTTCTTTTTGAACTCTATTTAAAGATTTTTTGGCCAAGTACCTTGCATGGTTCAGTGGTTTTAAATCGTGTGTATCATTAATACTAGAGACAAAAGGTCCGTCTTCCTGACTGGTTGGTCCCTTTGCCTCAGTTACTTTTTTTCTGTGTCCTGTTCTGGCTTGTCTTTTTGTTTAGAACCACCATATGCAGAACCTTGTTTTTTACCTGATCCACCGTTTGGTTGTGGTTCGCCACGTTTCTTAACGTCAGCCATCATTTCATCCCAACCTTCTTTGAATTGTTTCAAAGTTTTACCTTGAACTTCTTCTTTTACTGGTTTTTTACCAGTTTGTGGAACGCCCATTTTCTTTTGTAGATTTTTACGTTGGTCTTCATCTGAACCACCAGTCAAAGCTTTGAAAGCTTTCTTGGCAATATCTTTAAGACCTTCTTCAACGGTTTCTTCTTCTTTGACGGTTTTCTTTTCGCCACGAAGAATTTTGAAATCGTGTGCATCAACTTCATTGTTCTTATTTTTATCAATTAAATGTTGATTGCCTTTTAGTGCCTCTTGTTGTAAAATTTCTTTTACCGCATCAGCAAGTGCATCGTTCTTTTTTAAGTTTATCATGTTAATCTCCTTTAATATTTTTTGCAGCTGCAACCATGGTCTCACCTTTAGCTTCTGCTGCTCCACCGTGGCCGAAATGTTTTTCTTTTTGTGCTTGGTCACCATACTCTTTTGCTTTGTCCATCAAGTGTGTCTTTTGACGTTTGATTTCTTGAGCATCATGGTGTGATGTTTCTGGTGTAGATTCTCTCACAAACTCTGTGAATTTTTTCATTTCTTTTTCTTCTTTATTGAACTTGAACCAAATTTATCTCTTGGATTTTCCATTGGTTCTTTATTTGTTGCACCACCTAAAACACCAACCACACCCATTTCAGAATCGGAAGGATCATTAAACGATTCTCTGTATGTTACATCGCCTAGACCAGACATAGGGTATACTGTACCCTGTTGGCGTGTATCAAATTCTGGACCAACTGTTGTTATGTTTCTCATACGTTGATTAACAGTTGGTGAATCTCTGAAACGATTACGTTTTACTTTTTCCTTGTCCTTGGAGAAGTTGTCTTCTTTGGGGATTGGACTGACTTTGAGGCTGGGGCTTTCTTCACTGTAGGTTTTGAAGGTGTAACTTCCTCGCTTTTTGTTTCCGTCCCACTTGATGTTGTCGGCATTGGAGTCGCTGGCACGATTATCTGGGAGTTCACTTCCTGGACCTTCGGCTCTTGGACCGGTACCGGTGTTGAGAGTTGGACTTCCACTGGTGCGTTTGGTTTTGTAACTTTCAAAAAATCTAGAATTTTTCTTAACATTTTCATTTTCCTTAAATAATGATGTGATACTAATTTTACCACGACTTTCCAACCAAGAGAACGCAATTTCATTGTAATTTTTGTCCTCAATGAACCTATTTATTTTTCCGTAAGTGTCAGTAATGTCTTCTTGAATTTCTTCGAAGGTTGAACTATTATTGAAATCTATAAAATTGGAAAAATTCTGACGATATGCTTCTTTTGAAGTTTGTGCTAATTGCCACTTATCATATCTAACTGATTCTGAAATTGACTTGGTCAACTTCTCATTACGTTCTTTACTGGCTTCATTGGTTGTATCAACAAATACCATAACAGTTTCATAACCAAATTCTTCTAGTTCTTCTCTAATGGTAATTATTCTAGTATGGTCATCAGCAGGTCCATTAATAATTAGTGGACCACGATTACGAATAGCTTCTCTACGATAGTCGGTTGTTTTTTCGGACAGTTTTTGTTTGTCCATCAATAAGTCAAATGCTTGTACTGAATTCAATTCTACTGATTTACTCTCAGCAATTGCTTCACGTATGATAATGTCTTTACCTGAACCTGGTCCACCAGTCACAAAGATTGCTTTAAATAGTCCACGATTGAATTCTTCATTCAATCCCATACCTTTACGAACATCACGAAACAATGCTCTAGCATGATTGTCTGGAACATGTGCAGGAACACCTTGTCTGAACGAATTGAAATCACCACTCTTTGCATGGTCACGCATCTTGGAAGCAGACATACCTTCTGCACCTTCTGCATCGGGGTCACGTTGACCAGCAGATTTAACTTCTATCTTTTTGAAATTGAATAACTTTCCTGGACCTTCTCCATTATACTGATTCAATTTTTGTTCGTATTCTGGAATACGGTCTGAGCCTGCAACCATTATCAAGTGGTCATGGCCTGCTTGATGTAGTGCAGCTGCATGTTGTAAAAATGTTGGTTTCTCTTTACTTGAACCGGTAATGTTTGTGTCAGGGAAAAATCTCTTTGCGTGTTTGATTTTACTCGCAAGGTCTAATGGATTCTTCTTTGTGTCCATAGAATGTGACACAATAATGTGGTGTGGTGCCTTGTAGTCTTTTGCAAGTTGTTTCACTCTATCAATCACTTTGGCGTGGCCAATGGTTGGTGGATTCATGCGACCAAATGCCATCACAACTGGTGTGTGAGTTTGAGCATCTTCGTGTAGTTTTTCTAAAAACTTTTTCATATGTTTCTTATTCCAGCAAAATTTCTACGAGAGAATTCCGCACGATTAACTAATTTATCCGATTCTTTACCGTGATGAAAAACATATCCCTCAGGATTCGCAGATTCTCCGCCGTGTGTGTGTTGAAACTCTTGGTGTTGATTCATAACACCAATAAGTGTATCTTTAGCCTTCTGCAACTCACCATGCATTTTGAAAAGATTATTGTAGTGTTTTTTATTACGTTCAACTTTACCCAATTCATCTTTTAAAGCTGATTGTTTGACCTTCTTGTTCTTTTCGACTTTAAGTTTGTCAATTGCTTTATTTTTGTTTGTTTCTAACCAAGACTTAAAGTTTTTATGGTTAGATTCTTCACCTGTACGCACAGTGTGGTTAATATAAGTTTCTAATGAACCACCAACACCATGGTGTTCACTAGTACCAGCATACATGTCACCGCCATGTGTATCATGTACTGCTTGAGCTGCAGTAATGTGTTTAGTAAATTTCTTTTGTTCTTCTGGACTGAAATGCACCTTTGATGTGTCCATTCTTGGATCAACAGAGAATACATCAGAGTGTTTATTGAAGTTTTCGTGGTCTACTTCATGTGATGCATTTAGACTTGCAGCATCTTTACCTTGATATGATAAGTGTGTTACAACACCAATTTTTGCCTTCTTAACTCCGCCTTCGTGTGTTCCGTGTGCAGTATATGTCAGGCCAGAAGGATTAGGATGAAACGATGTGCCACCACCCTTTTCAGTTTTCTTATCTTCTTTGTCTGTACCAAACATCATATCACCTTGATACACACCACTCTTAGGTGCAATCTTAGGTAAATGCGTTAGTGCATCTTTTAACTTTGCGGCCAGACCAGGTGCGTGGCCATGATTCATATCTACATCTTTTGGTGTGTAGTTAATCTTTGGTGTCTTATTGAAAGCGGACTTTGATGCAACAAAGAATTTACCAGTCTTTGGATGATGACCATAAACAAGTGCTGGTGAACCATCATATTTTGTGGTTAGTTCGGATGATTTATTACCAGCCTTAATGTGTTCTGCTGCAGCTGACAATGATTTGATGGCATGTGCCGCACCTTTTTCACCATTTTGTAGAGGACGGTCTTCCACATGCGTCAAATGTTTAATCTGACGGCTGGCGCCTTCTTCAGGATCCTCTTGCTCGGTTAAAAAAGTTTTGAATGATAACATTGTCTACCTATTGAATTACAACACACTTTGGTTGTCTGTAGGGTTATTTATAATGGATTATACCACAGATTCACAAATCTGTCAAATCTTGGCTTAGATATATAGTACTCTATATCAATCAAATTTCCACTCACCCGTTGAGGCCACTTGGCCCCTGCAATACACTCTATCAAATTCTACTACTTTTTCTTTATCTAAAACGGCAAAATATGCGTGTTCCAAGTCTATTGGACCTAATAGAGGGAACACTTTTTCTAAGGCTTGTTTATGAGTATCAATCAAAGACGTACACATAGACCAAAGGCGAGTATCAAAAACATGAGTTGCTCCGTGAATAGGTTCACTCATCCATGTTGGTATGCGTTCCTTGAATACATATTTACCATTCAACCCATCATAGTGATTAATATCAAAACCATCATCAAGTTGTAGACGACCAGTTATTTTAAATATGCGGTCAACACCTTCTAATAATTCTGAATTCTGTTTTAGATAGTCCAATACAACATGCATCATCGCACATTCACCTTGGCTTTTCATTCCGTTTTTGGTAAAGTGTAGTAAAAAATCAACTTGATTCAAATTTAAGAATAAGTCAACCTTAGAAACAAGTTCTGAATACTGGTCTGTCAATGATTGTATTGATACATCGGAAAGTACGATGAATGAATCTGGAGATTTATTTCTAATAGAATCAACAGTCTCTAGTGTTTGTTTCAGACGTTCTTCTGGACTAAAGACACCAATTGCAGGTATCAAACAAGATGTTATGATAAAAATTGATTTCATTTGTACCAGTACCAAACATCACATTCAGTTGTAAGAACTTTGTCGGTTTTAGTTGGTGCGAATTCACCAACGGCTTTATTCACACCAGGAATTGTTTGATAATCATGGCCAGAGAAGATACCACCAGTTTTAACCTTAGAGTAATAGTTGTGACAGTCTTTTGTTAATTGTTCGTAGGTGTGTAATCCATCAATAAAGATAAAATCAAATTCTTCATCATTGAACTGGTCAACAACATTGTCTGAGAAGTCTCTAATCAAAACAAATCTATCACCATAAACAGCCATCTCTTTTGTGACACGGCCAAAGAATTCTTCTCGGTCATTCAATACATTACCGTTCCAGTCCGTGTATGCAACATAAGGATCAATTGAATATAAGGTCAATTCTGGATTGGTGTCCAATAGAAACTTTGAGGTGTGTGCCTCAGAACAACCAATCTCTAAACCTTTTTTCATGCCTTTGGTCAATTCACCAAGTCCATAACCTGAACACTTGGTTACTCCACGTTCAACACCAAATGCTTGTGTTGCAGTATTAAATTTAATTATATCACTCATATCATACCTCTTTATTAAAGTCACTAAAAATAACAAACGGATCAAGTCCGAGTTGGTGGTCTGGAATCTTATGTAGTTCAAATAATTCCGGATATTTGATTGATGACATTAACATAAGTGTTTGGTCATCATCAATCAAACCATTCGTACCCAATTCAATCAAACACTCTTTCATTGCAGATTCAAACTTAGGCCATGCTGTTACACCACCAACAATCTTTGCACCAAGAATGTAAACATCGTTTGTTGCAATGATTTCATGTATAGGTTTATCATCATATTCTTTATAATTGAAAAGATGCATCTTATTAACATCAAAATTATAAGACCATTTCTTGCTTGTAGGTACTTTCTCTGCCGTGCGGCAATAACCAAAATCCAACCAAGAAACTAATTCATTACTAATCATGTTGTGTTTGATTGCTAGATTGACAAACACCGACTTGAGAAAGTTAACAACCACATAATGTGCATTCCAATATTCCGGATTTGCTCGCTGTTCTGGAATAATTAAATTTTGAAATGCATCAGTTTTCTGGATGTTGTTAACATCTCTAATCAAATCTGCATACTTACTAAAAATATCAAACGAAACAAATTTTGTTGGTCTGTCTCCACGCAAAGGTTTCAGTTTCTCAATAATATCTGGCGTAGAGAATACGACCATCTCATTTTCCATTTGAGCCATGTGTGAAAAACGTTCAATGTATGTATCAGTAGTTCTTTGTAGATAATGTGGCAGGCCTTTGTCTGGTGTCCATTCTCCACGACCAATGTCATAAAAAGCAGTAACAATAGTAATCATTATGTTGTCCTAAAAGTAATTAATTCTTCAACCTTATACTT